CTGATGTTCCCCTCAATTTTGAAGGTGATTGCTGGCCGCCCCCGGCCGTTCGGACTAGAGGTGCTGACGCATTTTTTGATCAATTTGCGAATGAGGGAGCGTTCCTCGCCGCGCATAATCTGGGCGGCGGCCGTTTCTTGACTTGCCTTCCAGATCGCGGCTTGTTTCGGCTGCTCGATATCGTTCTGTATCCCACTGTGACGCGTGTTATGCCTCGTCCAGGCTCCTTCAATGTGCCACGCGGTGATAATGACCTTGACAGGCATTTGCGCAACTTCTTTGAATCGCGGTTGGTCCGGGGTCTTGCTCGTTGGCCTCAGCTCGTATTGTCTGGTGTCGCTTCTTCTGCCAAATCAACTTTGCTTCGGCAGTATTTCGTTCAACGCGACCTGCAGCATGTTCTCGTCGTCGTGCCGTCCAACGCTTTGGCTGCGGAATGGCGACAACTAGCTGACCAGCGTTTCACTGTGATCACGCAACATTGCGTGCCACGTTACACGTACAGGTATCAATACGTCATTGTTGATGAAGCCTTTGCGATGGACATGCAGACTTTGGTAGCTTGGAGTTGTATCGCACATTGGTTTAACGCAAAGCTTGTCTTACTTGGCGATCATACGCAACGTGTTAGCGAAGATGGTCTTCCTCACGTGACTCATGAGCTTTTTGTCTCGCGCAGATTTCACATGCCGGTTGCCAATGCAGTGCCTCATGACGCGTTCTCAATCTATCACAGCCTTTTACCGTTTGATGCCTTTCGCGCTTTTGCTCAAACACGTTCTCCTAGGCCGCGGTCAATTGTGTTCGTGCCACGTGCCGACTGCGCTGGTGCATTCCCACTTGCCGACATGTACCTTAAAGCACATCTGCATCAGGCGCTTAGTTTCCGTGGTCGAGATGCAGTCACAATCGGTAGTTCTCAAGGCATGCGCGCTACCAGCGTCGTTCTTGCCGGCGATGTATCGAATGCTCAGGCTATGTGGTACTTCAATCGTCCTGGCGCCCGCATTGTGGCTTTGACGCGCGCAACCACCGTCACATTCGTTTTTGGCGATCATGTTCTCAGGGATGCTTTTGTTGGTGGCGGCGACTGGGATCACATTCCCTACGTTGGCGCACTTGCCGCGCGCGACATTAAACCGTTTTGTCTGGATGAACTCGTTACACCGCAAGTCATGTCGGATGAAATGCGTTCGAGGACAACCTTGTCCTCTTTCGGTTATCTTGACATCTCAGACAGCTTGATGACGCGCAATGTTGTTAGTGACACACACCTTCAGGAACGTCATGCATCTGTGATGCCGGTCCTCGCTGCTGAACTCCAGTCATTGATATTTTCCAAAACGAATTTCTCAACGGCCAAGGAAGCGGGTGAGCTCATACCATTTCAGATTGGTCGACCTGTCCGCCTCCGCAAGGTCGGCGAGATAGGCCCGCTTGTCATGCGTACTGATGTGTTGTCCAATTTCTATGAGGGATACAAGATGGGCGATGTGCAGGTTTCTAGCTCACAGTTCGAATCTTTACGCAATTTTGCGTTGCGAAATCTGGAACCTGTGCACCCTTTTGGCATTTCGATCAACGATGCAACGAACGCTTCGATCCTGGTAGAGCGATTTTCTCGAACCTTTCTCTCTAAAGATGCCACCCTCAATCTTGAGGGTGACTTTGCGAAATATTGGTTTTCTCGACGCTCTCCTGCGATTTTCCAACGTGCCGAGGAATTTTTTGGCGAAACCAGTCGCAGTGTAACCTTCTCTTCTTTCTTGAAGACGCAGGTCAAGGTCAAACCCGCTGCTGGTTTCGCTGCAGGCGTCAATTACGGACAACAGATCGTTTCTCACGAACTCGGCTACGCTCTTCGTATGGCAGCCTCCCAATCGATTGCGTTCGCGCGCGCTGGCAAAATTCTTCGTGAAGGTGTCATTTTTGATATCGGCTACTCCGATAATGAACTCGCGCGGAAGTTGCGCTCGCTTGCACCCGACTTTGAGAAATGCAACACGCAGATCGACCTCTCACGTCAAGACAGTTCACA